AGCCCCGGGCGTATGGCCCGGGGCTCTTGGTTTAGAAAAGAGAGAGGGAGAAAAGAGAGAATTCATTGCTGAACAACGCCATGATAATATAGGGAAAACGAAAAGTCAACCTCCCCGAAATACAATTCACGAAATGTTCACAGCCGGTTCAAAAACCATTCAAAATCCCATCTTGACGTCCGTCAAAATTTGGCGTATAGTTAGCATGCTAAAATTAAGCATACGAACTATCCAGAAAGAAAGGGGGAATGAGCATGGATAAACTGCCGGAACTTGGGCGGATGATCTCCTATTGCGGTCACCTGGGTAAGCTGAGCAACGACCAGCTTCTCCGGCAGGCCGGCTACGACGTTACGCCGGTCCAGACCCACCTGCTGCTCCACCTGGCCTGCTGGACCGGTGAGCAGGAAGCCAGCCAGCGGGACCTTGAGCGGAAGTTGCGCCTGAAGCCCTCCACTGTCAACGGCATCGTGGACCGCCTGGAGGCAAAGGGCTATGTTTCCCGCCGGGCCAGCCCCCAGGACGGCCGCGTCCGCCTGGTGAGCCTGACGGAGGCGGGGCGCAGCAAGGTGCAGGACTTTCACGTTATCGTGGAAGAGACGGAACGCCGCTTCACTGCGAGTCTGTCTGAACAGGAGCGCGGACAGCTGCGAAAGCTGCTCTCCCGCATTATCGAAAACTTGGAAAACGAGGTAAACAGCGTATGATCAAAAAACTCTGGCCATATACCAGAGGCTGCCGGAAGTGGATCCTCTTCGGCGTACTCTGTTCCGCCAGCGAGGCGGTGTTCGAACTGCTGCTCCCTCTGGTGATGGCAGATATTGTGGATACCGGCATTCCCTCCGGCGATACCGGCTATATCCTGATTCGGGGGGCGCTGATGGTGCTGATGGCCCTGGTATCCATGTCCCTGGGCATCGGATCGGCCTTCCTCTCCTCCCGGGCGGGCCAGGGCTTTGGCGCGAACCTGCGGCAGGCCCAATATGACCACATCCAGGAGTACTCCTTCCGGAATATCGAGAAGTTCTCCACCGCCTCCCTGGTCACCCGCCTGACCAACGACTGCAATATGCTTCAGATGTCCCTGATGATGGGCATGCGCTTGCTGGTCCGGGCCCCGGTGATGCTGGTTTCCGCCTTGGCTCTGGCGGTTTCCATCAGTCTGAAGCTCAGCCGGGTGTTCTTGGTTGCTATGCCCTTGCTGCTGGTGCTCATCGGCCTGATCGTCAAGCTTGTCAGCCCCATGTTCAGCGCCCTGCAGGAGCGCACCGACGATGTGAACCTGGCGGTGCAGGAGAACCTGTCCGGCATCCGGGTGGTGAAGTCCTTCGTCCGGGAGGACTATGAGGAGGAGAAATTCCGCGAGCGCAACGACGCTCTGCGGCGCGTCTCGGAGCGGGCCTTTGGGTTCGTGGTAATGAACATGCCCGTTATGATGCTCATCACCTACGGCGCCATCATCGCCGTCATGTGGTACGGCGCTCCCCTGGTCCAGACCGGGGAACTGGAGGTGGGCCTCCTGTCCACCTTCTTCACCTATATCACCCAGGTGCTCATGAGCCTGATGATGGTGTCCATGATCATGATGATGCTCACCCGGGCCATTGCCTGCGCCAAGCGCGTGTCGGAGGTGCTGGACGAGGTCCCGGACATCGCCGATGGGGCCGCCGCGCCGGATCTGGCGGTGCCCGACGGCTCCGTGGACTTTGACCATGTGTCCTTCAAGTACAGCGGCGACTCGGAGAAGTGGAACCTCCACGACATTGATCTCCACATCAAAAGCGGCATGACCGTGGGCATCATCGGCGGCACCGGCTCCGCCAAGTCCACCCTGGTCCAGCTCATCCCCCGGCTCTACGAGGCCCAGGAGGGCGTCGTCCGCGTGGGCGGCAGGCCGGTCCAGGACTACACCATGGAACGCCTGCGGGACGCGGTGAGCATGGTGCTGCAAAAGAACACCCTGTTTTCCGGCACCATCCGGGAAAACCTGCTGTGGGGCGATGAAAACGCCTCCGATGCGGACGTGGAGGCCGCCTGTGAGGCCGCCTGCGCCGCGGAGTTCATCCGCAGGATGCCGGACGACTACGACACCGACCTGGGCCAGGGGGGCGTGAACGTCTCCGGCGGGCAGAAGCAGCGTCTGTGCATCGCCCGGGCCATTCTGAAAAAGCCCAAGGTGCTGATTCTGGACGACAGCACCAGCGCGGTGGACACCGCCACCGACGCGAAAATCCGCGCCGCCTTCCGCACCCAGCTGCCGGATACCACCAAGCTGATTATTGCCCAGCGGATCGTCTCCGTTATGGATGCGGACCTGATCGTGGTCATGGATGACGGCAGGATCGCGGACGCGGGCACGCACGAGGAACTGATGAAAACCAGTGAAATTTACCGGGACGTCTACCAGTCTCAGCAGGAAGGGGTGAGCATAGATGGCTGAAACAGGAAGAAGGCCCCGGGGCTCCCGGGGACACGGCGGCCCTCCCGGCGGCTTCCAAAAGCCCAAGGACATCCGGAAAACCATCGGCACGCTCATGGGATATATCGGGCGGTCAAAATGGCTGCTGGCGGTGGTATCGGTGTGCCTGGTGCTGAATACCGCCTGCTCCATCGGCGGGTCCTATATGCTCCGGCCCCTCATCGACGAGTGCATCGTTCCCGGGGACTACCCCCGGCTGGCCCGGACGCTGGCCCTTATGGCCGGCATCTATCTCTGCGCGGCCCTGCTCAGCTACAGCTATTCCCGGATCATGGTCCGCGTGGCCCAGAAGGCCACCCACGCCATCCGCCGGGACCTCTTCGCCAGGATGCAGGATCTGCCTCTGAGCTACTTCGACACCCACACCCACGGCGAGCTCATGAGCCGCTACACCAACGATATCGACACCCTCACCGAGATTTTGCAGAACGGCATGATCTCCCTGATCTCCGGCGGGCTCACCTTCATCGGCGTGGTTGCCATGATGCTGTACCTCAGTCCGCTGCTGTTTCTGGTGACGGTGTTCTCCCTGGGGCTGATGCTGGCGGTCATTATGACTGTGGGCAAGAGGTCCCGCCGGTACTTCATGGCCCAGCAGCGGGACCTGGGAGAGATCAACGGCTATATCGAGGAAATGATCGAAGGGCAGAAGGTCATCAAGGTCTTTAACCACGAATCCAAGGCAAGGGAGGGCTTCCGGACGCGCAACGAGGCGTACCGCCGCAGCGCCACCAACGCCCAGTCCTTCGCCGGGGCCATGATGCCCGCTATGGGCAACATCAGCCACATCAACTACGCCCTGACCTGCTGCGTCGGCGCGCTGCTGTCCATCGCCTTTGGGCTGGACCTGGGGTCTTTGGTGGTCTATCTCCAGTATACCCGCCAGGTCAGCCAGCCCATCGGCCAGGTCAGCCAGCAGGTCAACAACATCCTGGCCGCCATTGCCGGCGCGGAACGGGTGTTTGAGGTGATGGAAACCGCGCCGGAGGTGGACGAGGGCCGGGTGACCCTGGTCCACGTCACCCGCGCCACCGACGGGTCCCTGACGGAGGCGGCGGGCCGCGGCGACGGCTGGGCCTGGAAGAAGCCGGACGGCGGGCTGACGCCCCTCCGGGGTGACGTGCGGTTCAAGGATGTGGTGTTCAGCTACGTGCCGGAAAAGACTATTCTCCACGGCATCAGCCTCTACGCCAAGCCGGGGCAGAAGATCGCCTTCGTAGGCTCCACCGGCGCGGGCAAGACCACCATTACCAACCTGATCAACCGCTTTTATGAGATCGCGGACGGCCTCATCACCTATGACGGTATCGATGTCCGGGATATCCGCAAGGAGAGCCTGCGCCGCTCCCTGGGTATTGTTCTCCGTGACACATAGTTAAAGATACCAATTAAAGCCGCCCTACATCTCCTTGCTGATACTTATTTCTTGTGATATTGTGAAAAATCCGCAACTTTTTGCGCACTTTTCAAAATACCATAAATGCAAAAAAAATAGGGAACCGGCCATAAAGACCAGTTCCCTAAGTTTGATACCATACCGTAGCGCATGGGCAAGCGGCGTTACGCCTCATTTAGAATCGGTTCGATCCATACGCTCGTCATACACATTCTCAATGTGCTTGATGGCGTGTACCGCCCGGTTGTTCTGATATTCCGGGTGATCCTTACAATACTGCTCATAGCACTTGATATTGTAAAGGATTTCGTTGAAGTCCTCATCGGTATGCTGAATACCTCTCCGCAGCTCCATATTGAAGCGCAAAATGTAGGTACGGTGTAGATCGGCATTGCGTTCATCGTCAACACGAATATGCTCGTCAAGCAGTCGCCGTGTCTCCGCCTGTGCCTCTTCCATCTTGTCCAGTTTTTCAATGACCGCTCCATTGAGCGCCTTGCCAAGCGCCCGCCCGATTGCAGCGAACACCTTCCTGATAGCTGACCATGGGTTGATTTTGAGTGGAGCAATCTGCACCAGCGTCATAAATACAACGAGGCAACCACCACCTACCATAATCTCTTGCAGATTCATTACTCCACACCTTCCTCTGTCTTGTCTCCGTTGACCACCTTGCTCATAGCGCACAGGTCATCAATCAGCTGTCCGATCTCAGTCATGTTGACATTGTACTTGACCGCCTCAGCAGAAACCTGAACCATTGCCATAACCCACTGCTTACGGTCTGCTCCGTTGCTGAACATATCCTCAGCCTGTGCCATATACTCAGACACCATCTTCACGACCTGCGGCCAGTTCCGTTCCTTGATGGCCTCCTTCACATACTTCACCAGACTAATCACCAGAGCGATGATAGCCGCAATGCCAGTCAGGTTAGAAAGAATCAATTTTGCCCATTCCATAAAAACACGCTCCTTCTGTGTTAAATCGCCGGACTATCTGGATCACAGTCCGCATTTTGCTGGAATCCCTTCGCCTGCGCTGAGGCGAAGGTAATTCCGTCACCGTTTCCGCTCATGTTCTCCGCCTTGCTCTTATCCACCACTTTCCCGATCACAATGCCCACCGCCGTACCGATTGGTGTGAACACCACCGTCCAGCAGGCCAACGCGCCGGCATATTGGTACTTGATACTCAAAACGGCAAGCAAAAAGCCGCCGAGCAATCCGGCGACCAGGAATAGCAGAAGATAAATTGCAAGGCAGTTCGTAAATCCAAGCCCAGACTTTTTCTTGCGCCGTCTGGTTTTCTTTTTACGCTCCACCCTGATAATCATGTTGTTACGCCTTTCCCATCATCTGAGCGAAGCGGAAGAACAACGCCGCCGCCTGCTCACGAGTCAGTGTATCGGCCCACATATAGTTGGGCTGGCCGTCTGGCAATGTGCCGCCGCCAGCAATCAAGCCGATTCCCGTTGCCCATTCACGGGCTTCCTTGCTCCACGAACCACAGTCGTTGTCTTGCAGTTCCTTACGAGACTCTACCATAACCTGCTTGCAGATCTCTTTCACTTGAACTTCAGTCATGTCGTCATCCTCCTCAATGATAACGCCGCTCAGCAGAGCAGCTACGTCGTCTCTTACTGTCGCCATTGACTTACCAAACTTGGGTAGCCAATGATCCACGTCACCGTGTCCAGATCCAAGGCCGAGACGGTGACTATCCGCATGGCACAGAATAGTAGGCACAGTGATACCATAGTAATTGACTGTTCCATGCGGGTCGATATCGTACAGGCTACAAAGATAAGCAGTGATCTCGCACGCTTCCTTGTAGACCTTGGCAAAGTAATCCGGGTCGCTCAGGCCGTCCTCGCAAATCTCAAACTGAATCCAGCCATTGTTGCAAGAACCATATACGTCTGAGCCGCACCCCCAAGGGCGGTAATCCCACGGCATAGTTTGTACGGTAGTAACTGAGCCGTCCGCCAGCTTGCCTACCCAGCAGTTCAGCCCCGCCTGACGCTCAATGTGATTCCAGTCGTTACGATTTTTGTTCACACCGAGCAACGCCAAAAGCTCAGCCTTATTCGGGTCATTGTCACTCGGCTGCACATACCGCTTCAACCAGGGGTTGTTAGCTCCGGTGCTATGCCACAGGACACCTTTGACTGCCATTGTCCGAGTACCCCTGTAGCAAGTGCTTTGTGTCTGCATACAAACCAAAGGCTTGTTATTTTTTGTGTACTTCATAGAACCTCCTCCCTTCTGAGCGGTCGCGGCAAACTGGCCATAGTACCGCTGCCCATATGAGGCACGCTTTTCTTGAACGCCCACGCTCTGATTTGCCGGCCTCTCATAGTTCAGCAACACAGCGTTGGATGCTTCCAACACAGATGTTGCAGATCTCAAAACAGCCAAGACACTTGGATAGCTTTCTGACAGCTCCTTCCAAAGGAAATCCAACTGCATAAGCAGGTCGCCAATGGATTTGCCAACTGCTCGTGCAAAATCCAACAGCGCCTGCTTTCTGCTCCAATACGTCCATTGGGCGAGGCCAAATCCAGCCTTGTCCCGCACAAAGTTTTTGTACGTGCCATTATCAACAGCAGTAACATAGGCGTTGTCATTCATGCCAAGGACGCTTTCATAGCTGTTTTGTAAATTGTGGGGATTTAGGCCGCTTTCAGCAAACAAGTTGCCCATCAGCCCAGCGATCCCATATTCATTCAGTCCTTTTGCCTTGAAGTAGTCATGAATCGTCAGTTCGTTCATAGCGCTCTCCTTCTTACAAATCAGAAAGTCCTGCCTGCTTTTGGCCGACAATTTCACCATCAGCGAAATACTTTCCGATCTCCTCCTCATCGTCGATATCCTTGTAGATACCCACCATCTCCAAACTCTCCCAGCCAATGATTGTCTTGATCACTGAGTCGGGCAGATTGGCTTTGGCAAGCGATGTGGTAAAGAAGTGCCGGAGACTATGCCAATAGATGGGGATTCCCAAAATATTAGAGAACGTCTCTGCCCAGCTGTTCAGTGTAGAGATTGGCAGCGGCTGTGTAGGATCTCCCTTATCAGGGAATAGCCATTCACTTTCAATTCCCAACTCCTGCCGTTTCTGCATCCATAGATCCAGATAAGGCTTGAACGGTTTAGAAAGCACATAGCACGTCAGCATCTTTCCATTGACACCATGACCTTTGGTTCTAATTTTCTCAGGCGTTTTGTAAAGTGACCCATAGATGATATTTTCGTCATCAAAATACGACACTTTGAAACGCACCAGCTCAGACTTACGCCGGCCTGAGTACCGCGCCAAAGCAAAGCAGCAGGCTTTCTCATACTGGCCGCGCTCTACCAGGTAGTTCAACAATGTGTCGGCCTGCTCATCTGATAGCACGGTCTTTTCCCTTGTTGGCTCATTGACCGGGTTCTCAATCTTGCGGATGATTGACCGGAAGTTAGGTAGCTCATCATCCAAGATCGCCTCAATGTAGTTACTCATGGAAGAAAGCGTACTCTTCAGCCGGCGCACACGAGCGGGAGAGTTCTCGTTGTTCCTCAGCAGCCAGTTCTGATAGGACACGATATCCCGCTTGCTAACCTCTGGGAAATATTTATTGTCTGCATTTTGAAGCACCCACACAAAGAAGATATACAGGTCGCTGGTGTAGGCTTTAACAGTAGACTCCGCCTTGCCGACAGAACGTAGATACTCCAAAAAGTCATTCATCAGCCGAATGCTCTTAGGATTGATCTGTGCGATCAGCTCAGGCGATGTGATTTTGTTTTGCTTCGTTTTTCGTCCCATAACTCTCACCTCCTCAACAAGAAAAAGCCGCGCCTTTTTCAGGCGCGGCTCTAAAAATGGTTAGCAAATCAGAGTTTCATTCTGTTATGTATAGTGGGGCCTCTCTCCGCCCTCTACCGCATACCTCATCCAGTCCAACATGACAATTCCAACGATTGACAAGAAGAACCATAGGAACGCAAACTCGGGGCAGATTTGTCCCATAACGTTCCCTGGCAAATGAGAATAATCCCACACGCCTAAATTGAGCCACACATTCAGAATAACTCCCGCAACGAACTCGACCACTGTAATTGCAACAGTACAGATACACGCTTGTCCAACCAGTGGCATTTCCCAAGGAAGCTCGGCCCCAAACCTCTCCAAAGGAACAGCCAGAATAATCGCCAGTAAGAACATCGTCCAGCTGATTGACTCCGGCCTACCCTGAGAGGTTTTCCATGCAACCTCCAAGAAAAAGTATACTCCTCCCGCCCACATCCATAGAAGCATAGACAGAACCCATTTGCTTATACTGCTCCTATTCATTGCGCATCACGTCCTCCAATTTTTAATGGTATCGTACAACTTATTCAGATGCTCCATGTCTTCCTTTTTGATTACCTCTACACCAAGCTCTTCGAGCGCACGAGCCTGTGCCTTGATAACCTCTGACTGATAAGCACAAATGTTTGTCAGATCTGAGATAAGCAGGTCAAAATTCATGCGTTGCCACCGAGTCGCGCCACGATAGCGTTCATCTGGGTCTGAGCAACACTCAGCTTTTCCGCTACCTCAGAGGCATATGGATCGGGGAGAGTCATACCGTACTGCACCGCCGCAATCTGCTCCACATCGTCCAAGCCCTGCACATACGCCTTCAGCGCATTGTGATAGGTGGTCTGAGTGGTGATGGCAGTCTGAGCTGCAATGTAAATCTGGGCAATCTCCTGGGCATTGTAGATACGGCACACACCACCGTCTGCCTGATAGGGGAACTCGGTGCCGCCCAGCTCTACCACCCGGAACAGGTTAGCAATGTTGCTTTGATCCTCAATACTCAGATTGAAATGCACTGGGCCATCCGCCAGCTCCAAGTCAATGCCGGACACAATAACCGCATTGCAGGCCGCAGAGATTTCAGCAACCTTTGCCGCCCGGATAACCTCAGCTGACTTATCAGTTCCGATAATCTCAACCGCATCCTCAATGGTGATCCACTTCCTTGCTACAGCGTTCAAAAGTCCGCTGGCACTCACCGCTGGGGTCAGCCCATTCTGGCCGTTCTGATACAGGATATTCAGTCTCTCCTTCATCTCTCATCCCTCCAATACCGTCTGAATCAGCTCGTTAATGCTGTCCTGTTGATTAGCAATTACTACGCCGCCGTCGATCTTCACAATCATCACAGTCGCAACTGCGCCCGGAAGTTCCTCCCTACCAAGAATATGATACGGCGTACTCTGGATAGCAATACCCTGAGCCTCATCCTCAGTAGCGGCCACGTAGCAGCCATTTGTGTGCATACGAATAAAGACGGGATCGCCCACGTATGCCATTACCGCGTTATCTTTGATAACCTGATACATACACCCACTTCCTTTCTCAAATCATGATAAGTTCCTTGATATGCTGCAAATCCTCAATAGGAGCAGCATAGAACTCACAGTTCCAAAGCCAGAAGTCCTCATGCTCAGTCATACGGTACTTTTGGCAGAGTTTATCTTCCCACACCCTATCCCACCTGGCCTGATAATTCTTGTTTCTCTTGACCAACGTGGAGATAATTTCAATGGTTAGCTTTCCGCGCTCTTCTCCACATCCATCATCATTCTGAGCAAAGTGATCCAGACCATTCTGACTGTTCACTGCACACACAGGGTTTCCGTTCCACAGTAGGCAACCGCCCTGTGCTTCCAAGTGCGTTCCATAGGGGATATTCACATTGCCGCTGATACCCAGGAATCGTGCCCGCTTTTTTGCAACATAATTTTTGTACTCCACAGAAAATTCCTCCAAGCATAACAAAACGTCTGAAGCATATACTTCAGACGTTCGTTGATTTCAGATATTTAGGCTGTCTGTTTAAGCAATTTCGGTTGCTCTTGCTGCCTGTATTTGTTGAACAGAGCATAATGTAGCCGCCGCAACCGAAGAAGCCGTCCATGATCGTTGTAGTTTCGGTAATATGCCGTTTGGCACTCCATGAACTGGTCAATGTCAGCAAGTGTACGCTTGCCCTCCAAATATTCACGATGGAACAGTTTTAGCTTGCGTCTGGCGCTCTTCATTCCGCCACGGTTGCCGTTCATCTTGATTTTGCCTGTCTCTGTCAAGGTGAACCTTGCCTTGCAGAAGCGGAAACCCTTAGAGCTGGAAAGCGGAACAATCTTGCATTTGCGTCGATTAACACGGATGCCATAGGACTCCATCATTGCCACAATATCACGAGCAATCCTTTTCAACTCATCAATATCTGGCAAAATCACATAGTAATCATCCATGTAATGGCCGGCGCAATGGATTCCAAGCTGACACTTGATGTAATTGTCAATAGCGCTTGGGAGCGCCACCATCTCTTGCTGGCTCGGTTCTACTCCCAGTGGCATACCACGACCAGGTGCCGTAGCCGGTGCCGTTCTGACAATGTAATCCGCAAACGCCCGGACTTCTGGGTTCAACATCACTTCACTGTGTCGCTGGTATATCAACTGACGGTTAGCGTTCGGGAAAAATTTCTTCAAGTCCATAAGGAACACTGCACCCTCGCGCCCATACCGCCGATAATGCCATGCAAGTTGTTCTTTGAGCCGGCGAAATTGCCAATGCAGTCCCTTGTTCTTTTGGCTGGCCGCATTGTCGATAATCATACTTGGCTCGTATAGTGGAATAAGGATTTTGTTACATTCTACTTTTTGAACCTGCCGATCAACAATATGCGGAGCGTCAATGGGGCGCACCTTCCCTCGTTCATGAAGTGTAAAATGGGAACAAGGCTGTGGTTTCCATGTTCCGTTGACCACCATCTGACGCCTCTTAGCAGTCCCAGAAAGCAGATGTAACTCAAAATTCTGAGTGCTCTGCTTCCAACGAACACCTTTACAGCACTCTTTTCCATAAAAGAACATATCATGGAAATTGAAAATCTCGTTGAGTGATCCTACTGCATCGCTCCGTTTTTGCTTATTGGCCCGTCGCCGCGCTTGGCGGCGTTTGTAACGCGCCTCTCGGCGCTCTTCGCTTGTCATAATTTATTCGCCCTCCGCATAGATGTCTTGTCGGTGCGTGTCTAATACTACGTTGACCATACACATGAAACGAGGTAAACGCAATCCCCCGCCATGCAAGCAGCGTCCGTGCATGGTCGTCAAAGGGCAGTTTTAGGCTTTCACCAGGGAAGTATTTCTCCTTTTGCAAAGGTCGTCCTTCGCCGAAGCTACTACCATTCGACCTCGCACATTGCAAAATCCGGGGCGCACACCCGCCGACCAGGAAGCATTGTTGTTGTTGATGTTGCCGTTGTTGTTCACATTACAGAAATTGTTGTTGTTGTTGTAATAGGGGGAACGCAACCACCACCACACAGCAGTGTGACTCATTTACAGAAATACACCCATAGACCGATTACTGCTTTTTAGTTTGTGCCAGTGCCTTAGTAACACCTCTGAGAAGTTCATCTTCCTTGTCGATCAGCAGCCCTAAACTTTCCGCCATACGATCAAGTTTCTCAACCGCATCCGCAGATTTCAACTGAACGCCTTTACTGTTCGTAAAGCATCCTTCTGGGTTCTGCATCATAAGAAGATAGCAATGCGTAAGCCGCACATCCAAGGCTTTCAAAGAAGCCCTTGCTTCCAGCAGGTGTGCCTTGCGCAATGTCTTTCTCTGGTCGTCTGAGGGGTAGATACTGTTTGCCATTTCAGCTTGATCCACCACTCCACCGGCCAGATGTGCGATATCCTCAGCAATCAATCTGGAATATCTTGCAGACAGCCTTGTAAGAAAATTTAGCGTTTCCACATAAAGTTGGTTTGCCGTATTGACAAACTCCGCCTTGCTTGTGGTACGCTTTGCTTTAAGTACCGACACTGTTTTTCTCCTCTTCTACTGCTTTTTTAGTATCTATCACCCCATGCTCCTGTTCGATTTGCTCCAAGTGCTTGATTAAGACATATTCGATGTAATTTGTCATAGATCGGTGTTCACTCGCCGCAAGCGCACCAATCTTATCAAACACGTCATCAGTTAGACGTAGGGTAAACACTCGTTTGGTTGTCGCCATATTATCGCACCTCCATCTAACTGGTATAAGGTATATTATAGGGCGATACTCATGCTTTGTATGCAGTCTTTAACCTGTCAAGTGATAGCATTTTTTTAGAAAACTGAAAAAAGCCAATTTTTCAAAAAAATCGCGTCGGCGCTTCGCGCCGACATTGTTTTCCGTACCGAAACTTTCTGCCTTTATCGGAGCACCCGCCCACTGACGTGGGCGGGATATAGACCCGATACACTGCGGTAGATTAGACAGAAAAGCCGGGGCGCACACCCCCCGACCAGGAAGCAAAGTTGTTGCCGATGGTGCCGTTGTAGCTCACATAACAGAAAGTGTAGTGGTTGCCGTAAAAGGGGGAACGCAACCACCACCACACAGCAGTGCTGTTCGCACTGTGATTATAAGCTACCTTAGCGTTTCCACT